ATTTGATTTGTTTTCATGGAAGTACTGGTTTGTGAAAATAGGTGCTTCCCTTTCATCGAATTATTAACCCGGTGATGTCCACCAAACAGACACCCCCTATAAAATATACACTATGACAGAAACAAAGGTTTACAAGCTTCACGAGAGCAAGCAAGTAGAGGATATTGCTACCATGCTAAAGATAGAAGGAATAAAGTATAATGTATTCGAATACGAAGAGTACACAGCAATAGAAGTGACCGGTACACCATTAGAGATAATAAGAGCCTCCACGATATATCAACAGGTTACAACCATTAAGCTATAACGAGATGGAGATATTGATAGTATTTGGATGCCTGTATCTAGGCTACCGGCTTTTCAAGAAGCCCGGCGAACACTTCTTTGATATTTAATCAATTATGAACGCTACACTAATTATTTGTATCATCCTTCTTGCTTTCTGCATCTGGGATGAAATGTTTAACGATAACAACAGGAATCCGTCAATATAAAAATAACTATGAAAATGAAGATTGAACCCGCCAGCAAAGAGCGGACGGAAGAAGGAGAACAGTTCATTGAAAGACTGCTGAAAATTCTACAGAACAACGATAAAGTAACGGTTAACATTATGTATTGCCAGACTTGCGTTATTGATAGCTTAGCTAGTATAGAATCCGGAACTAGTTATAATGTAAATCTAGGCAAAGACGGTTGCACCGTACTAAATGAAATGGTTTATAACTCACATCAATAAAAGAATATCACTATGGACACGCAATTATCACAAGAAATAAAAAGAGCTCTGTCAACAATGAGACGGCAGAACAGAGAGATAAGAAAGCTTATTTTGAAGGAGGACGGGATGAAGGTAATAAAGTGTACCGGGAAGTCTAAAAGTCCTAAATTCGACCTTAGAACGCTTAACCAACATTTGATAAAATAAGTTTGTGTCAGGGGCATCGGTTCCGGCACATTGAAAGTTGACGCCATCAACAAAGCCACCCCGGTAACAATACGGTTGCCGGGCTTACATTTAAAAGAATCCGATTATGAATATACATCAAACATTACCCCGTACCGATTGCACCCACTTTGCCAAATGCGGCGAACGCTCCATAGCCTATTGCCGGAGATATGGCGAACGTGAGTGCCTTTCGTGCCAGCTGGTTAAACGGAAGCCAAAGAACCGGGTTATAGTGGACGGAGTAGAACGGAAGAGATGCACGCATTGCGGCAAGGTTCTTCCCCTTCATCGCTTCTATGACCGGATAGTAGTACGGAACGGCAAAAGCTATCATCTGAAAACGTCATGGTGCCGGCTGTGTATGTCCGGTGCTCAATGCGAAAGGAACAAAAGAACTTCTAAATATAATCGATTATGAAAACAAGAATCATTAATGCAAGCACTGAACTCAAAAATGAGCCGAGTGCGCACAAAAGAACTATGTCCTCCGTGGAGATTACGGAAATGACCGGAAAGAGACACAGTGATGTTATGCGGTCTATCCGGGCAATGGAACCGGCATGGGTGAAAATAGCAGAACGCAAATTTGCGTCGTGCTCCTACAAAGACGAAAACAACCGGGAACGCCCTATGTATCTACTAGACTATCGGGAATGTATGTACATCGCCACCAAGTTCAACGACGAAGCCCGTGCAAAGTTAATCCTCCGTTGGGATGAACTGGAAAGAGAAGACAGAGAAAAGGAGCGTAACGCCCAACGTGTCCCGGCAGATTCCGGAGCAAGTCATACGGTACACGAGCTTATCGAGTGGGTAGGTGCTTTGCAAAGGTTAGGCGGAGCGGATAAAGCCGCAACGCTGGAACTAATGAAGAAGATAGCGGAAGAACAGGGTTTGCCAATGATTGATATACCCGTTCCTACGGAGAACACCAACCAGTCCATAAAACGGCCAAGCATTGAGAAGATTACACCAACCCCTGCAAAAGAGGAAGATAAATGTAAGATAGTACGCAAAGCATACACCTTGACAGCCCTATTAAAGATACACGGAAAAAAGTACACGGCAGCACAATTCAACCGGTTGCTGATAGAAAAAGGCTTCATGGAGATTCTATACAAGAACGGGGAAGCATACAAAGCGATAGCCTTAAAAGGACTGAAGTACGGAGTGAATAGCATACGCACTGACTATCCGGACACATTACTACCTGTTTGGTATAGCGATACTTTCCAGAGGCTTGTGGAATTGATAGAAGAGCCGGATCCGTTTTTATAGAAATTTGTATCTTTGTAGTCGGAATTATAAACTATTCTTTTAGGTTGGTCGCATCCTAAATAGATTCATTTATCTATATTTTGTGTTTGTTTTGTGTTTGTGTGCTTATGCTGTTTCGTCGTGAGATGAGGCGGCATTTCTTATTTACCCGTATTCCTTTCAGGGTTTGCGATTTTAGGATTTTCTCTTTTCGGATGATAGTTTATCCGTCCGGTACAAGAAAAGCACTTAGGCGCAAACAAAATACGAAAACGAGCGTTATTCGGGTAAAGTGATATAGGATAACGTGAGAAAATCTCACATTATAGTACTATTGCTTTTATGTTTTACGGCATGTTTTAAACCTTAAAACGGAGAAAATATAAGCAAATAGAATAAAATAAGGTAAAATGAGATAAAGAAAACAGTAGAAACATACTATATTTGCATTATGAATATTGCAATTAAAATACCAAATGCGGACAGAGACGAAAGGATAGGAAGTGTATTCAATCATCTTTTTTCTGTTATATTGCAGAATGAAATATACGGAGAGGGGGATAATATTATTTGGGATTTCTCGAATACATCATTTTTTCATCCGTTCTTTTTATTCCCTTTTGCCATATATAGAAGCAAATGTAAAACCAACATTGATTGCAAAAACCTACCCTCATATATGAGAAGTTATTTGAGTTGTGTGCGCTTTTTTGACATGCTTACGATAGAAGATGATGAGGGACTGAAAGAAGCATTAAAAGAGTATTTGGTTAAAAGCTATATTCCTATATGCAGATTCAGTAGATTAAATAAGAATATTGATTCGATGCAGACAATAATTCAATCTGTAGTAGAAAAACAAAAGCAGTTAGATGCAAGGCTGAAAACTCCAATTTCATATTTAATTAGTGAATTAGTTTGTAATATAGACCAGCATTCAGACAGTGAATTTGGTTACATTTATACACAGTATTTAAGCAAGGAGAATAGTTTAGACATTTGTATTGCCGATGACGGGATCACTATATACGGAAGTTATGTGAAAACACAGAAAATGATAGAAGAAATAGGTGATAATGAAGCAGAAGCACTTAAATTTGCCAACGAAGGATATTCTACAAAGAATCTTCCAGAAGCAGAAAATAGAGGCTTTGGTATATCTTCCACAAAAAGCATGATTGTAGAAGGGCTTGGAGGCGCTTTTTTTATGCTATCCGGAGGCGCATTTCATCGACATGATATTAACGGAAGTTCGTATGTTAGGCTTCCAGAATCCATTAGTTGGGATGGTACAGTAATACTTATGAGAATACCGTTAACAGTAAATAATTCTTTTGATTACATGAAATATATAAGGTAGGAGGTAGTATTATGAACGAAATGATTAAACTTTACGATTTGTTTGGAACAGAAATACGTTCACGCTCTAATGCCGATGTATTGCGTGAAAAGATCTTGGATTGTAATATTTCTATTATTGACCTATCGCAAATAACATTTATTTCTAGGTCTTTTGCGGATGAGCTTTGCAATTTGTCTGAAAGCGACAATATCAAAATTTATAACGCAAAAGGCATTGTAAAAAATATGCTGTCTATTGTGTCTGAAAGCAGAAAGAATAAACGAATAAGGAAAACCGACAATGCCGAGATGAAAGAATTTAGCGATTTCAAAAGCCTTTCTAATTTTTTGGCTACTATATCATAAACATGCAATATCTGTATTCTTATGAGACAGGATCGAATACAAGCATTAATTGAAATAGTCTTATATATAATAAACAGAACAGGAGGAATTGATTATCAACGCCTGTTTATTATACTATACTTTGGCAATCAGCGAACCCTTTTAGAATGGGGCTACCCAATGATAGATGATAAGTTTTGTGCTTTCCCACATGGTCCCGCACCGATAGAATTATACAAGGCTATCAAAGGGGATAAAACGGTTTTGTCTGGTTTGAAAGACAGTGTTTATATTTCCCAGTACTATTTGCTACCAAAGCGTCAAGCTAATACAGATTACCTTTCTATATCCGATATGGAAATACTGAAGGATTGCATTGCAAAATACGGAAGTATGAGTTTTGCTGAATTGGAATCCGTTGCACGCCCTAACTGTTGGAAGGCTGCTAGAGAGAACCCGGAAAACCCTTTTATAGAAGCTGCCGACATTGCCCGAGATGGTGGCGCAAATGAAAGGCTTATTGAATATATTAATGAAATGATTGAGTTTGATAAATTAATGGCGTGATCGATTTATCAATTACCTTACATCGAGTATAAACAACAAATAGAAACACACTTCTTTTAAACGGTTTGAAAACGGTTATAAGTTCCTCAAATATACACTGTTTTCCAATTCATGTACATTTATCTATATTTACATTATTCGCTTAGATTCCAATAGGTGATTATTCCCGTCTTATAACTAGAGAAAACGGCGGGAAAACGAGCAAAACACCCTAAGATTACCCTAAGAATAAACTAAAGAATCACGGCAAGATTACGGCAAGGAAAATGTGATTTTTGACAATCCTCATGTTCTATAACTCCAAATAACCGTTATTTGGAACTGATACACTACAAAGATTTTTTTGGGTTATTACACACGTGAGAGAAGAAGAATCATACTTCTCCTACTCTAATTTTGTAGTACCAATGTAGTACCACTCCCAATACAGTTATAAAAAGGTGGGAACAAAGTGGGAACATTTTCTGTTAAGAGCAAAGAAAAACCCCTCTGGAATCAATCCGAAGGGGTTTCTTGAGGTTCCTGGCGTACTATTTTAAGTACTAATATGCAGGAATTTATCTTACAACTGAGCTACAAATGTAAAAGGAATCAAAACTCTTACTGGCTTTTGGGAGTTATTTAATTCATATAATTTATTCTATTTATCGGGGAATTTCCCCCCTTTAATAATCTTCATCCAGTTTTACCTTCGGAATTATCAAGTAACTCCAATCTAGTTTTCAGTGATGCGTTTTCGACAAGTAATCTCCTGTTTTCACATTCAAGTTCTTTATTCCTATCACGCAAAAAGAAAACCAAACTATCATTGTTCAGTGAATTGGAAATATTAAATGTGTCTCCAGGCAGATCGTTCACATACATAGTACCCTTGCCAGTCATTAGCCATTCGGCACTTAAGTTTGTGTAAGCACATAGAATACGTTCTACACTATCAGAGTTCATAGATCCTCGCGTTTTCAACGCTTTCCCTAATAAACCATTAGAAAGTTCTGCTGCGACAGTTACCTTATTAGCATTCAGTCCCTCAGCTTTCATAAAAGCCTCCAGTCTATCTATAAATCTTTCTTCACTCATAGAAAATATTCTCAATTTATTTTGCTTATATAGAATTTATGCTCTATATTTGCACAGTGATTTCAAAATTATTGCAACAAATGTACAACAAAACTAGAACACCTGCAATAGCGAAAAAACGCTATTCATTTAAAAAAGGATATCTGCAAGTCTCTTTAGAAGATAAAGACAAACTCAAGTCAGACTTGATACAGGTTTTAAATAATCCCTCACGATCGTACTTCTCCAAAAAGCTGAACGCCGGAATTGTTGATATCTCTGTGACTCTATTCTCTGCGATCACAGATGTTTTTAAGAAATATGATATAACAGACTGTTGGACTATTGAAGAAATATAACTATGAACTTAAATGTTATACTTGCAAAACGCGAAAATGAAGTAACGGAATGTATCGCATGGGGAGGCTCATATAAAGAAACTGCTTCACTGTTACAAATTAGCGTGCGTACCGTAGACAATACCCTTCGGAAGGTCAAAGAAAAATTAGGATTAAACAAAATCAATGAAATCTCTGCATGGTGGTTTTGTACGCACCACAATATAAGTTTGGACCTCTCTCCTTTTGTTCGAAGACAAATATCCGTCATACTACTATGTATTTTTATTAGTGGAGAAATCTCAATTTCTACAGACTCACCTTATACTACCAGACGTTCCCGAAGAAGCCGTACGGAGTATAGGGCTAGAAGACAAGAAACTTCTATCAATCAACCATACATTATTTAATCAAGATACGCATAAGGAGTGCGTCCGGGAAAAGCCCGGTGTTTTAGTTATACATTATTATTTTAATGAAAAAATAGAAGTTTATCATTTCAATTATCAACCTTTTAAAAGCCGTGCTCAAGGAGGCATGTAGGGTACCCAGCCCCTGGTTAGGTTTGTTACACAAAAATTGCCGGGTGAGAATCCCGGCACATGGGTAATAGTGTAAGGAGGCACAACGGTTTTTCAACATTTCACCGCAGACGGGTTCGATTCCCGAATACCCACATTTCTATTATTAATAAAAAAAGAAACGTCATGAAAAATTTAAAAGAAACAAAAGAGCAGATCTTCGCTACTACAATTCACATCTCTAACATTCTCAAGTCAAATGAAATGAGTGCAATTTGTATCTTATATAAGAAGCAGCAAGAACTTGTTGCCACCCCAGCAATAGTAGTAGGTTCTCCTTATAACATCATACCAGCAGTAATAAAGATAATGCAAGAATCTGAAGAGGTACGCAACATCATTTTAACAGCAAGTGAATACTATCAGTTTCAAGAAAAAGAGAAAGCAAACACCAAAGAAGTACCTCCTTATTTAAAAGACTATATCGAGGAATTAATCAAAGGTTTATAAAAGCAAATTATGAAAGTTGTACACTCTCCCAGTCCATCCAGCAATCCTGCAAAAAGAGAAAAAATAAATCTTTTTGAAAAAGATGCTCCGGAAGAAGTTGCAGCACTCTGCCAGCAATCTGCCTTGCAGGAATCAAATAAGATATTATTAAGAATAGATGCCCGAACGCAAGTCCTCGTTGATCCCAAAGATGCAACTGCCGAATATGCGGAAAAACTACGGCAACGGTATAAGTTGAATTATCACCGTAAAGCCGTAGGCGGACGCAAAAAAAGATAATGTTATGTACGTAGACATTGATAATCGTGGTTTACTCACTATAAATGACATTCCGCCAAAAGAAGCTCAACGTCTCTTAGAGATAATTCAGCAGGCAGATACGCAACTTTTATCCCGTCCCATTGAAACCCTTAAAAAACAACTTCATTTGCACCTCAAAGAATATGTTTTCCACGTACCTAATAAAAAGCCATAACTATGTTTTTTACTAATGATGATATAAGACGCATCAAGGACGCATCAACCGGGCATCTATTGAATGTGGTACAAGACTTCCAGAACCTACGCAAATCCGGGACAAGTTACGTTTGCGACTGTCCGCATTGCAAGGCATCTAAAAAATTTAGTGTAAATCCCGCTAAGGATATTTACAACTGTTTCTCTTGCCATCAAATTGCCGGTGTCGGTGCGTTAGATTATTTAATGCGAGTAGAAGGAAAACAGTTTCCGGAAGCGCTTGAATATCTGGCCGGCAAATTCAGTGTTTTACTGGATGCAGTTCCCGAACAAAAAAAGAAGCCGGTAAAGATGAAGCAAGGCAGCAAAAAAGCCAAAGGAAATGATGTTAATAGTTTCTGTGCAAAAATGCTTGCAGAGTCGGGTTTGACATTTGAAGACGTCACAGCAAATGTCTATAAAACAGGAAAAAACGAATCTATATTCAAATTACGCACTTTTCGTCCAGGAACACTCGCAGAAAATGGAACCATAGATCCTAGAGGTGATGATGTTATTATCGAGTATTATGATCTTGAAGGAATGCCTGTCACTTATGCCAGGAAAGATCATCGTAAAAAAGAGACTGGTGAACGAAAAGAATACTATCGAATCCGTTGGCAATTTCCTGACGCACATCTTGATAAAGACGGCAAGCCGTTCAAATACAAATCTCCGATTGGAAGCGGCACCCCTATTTACATCCCGGAACGAATGCGGAGGCTTTATAAAGAGAAGCAACAATTTGACCGGCTCTACATTCAGGAAGGTGAAAAAAAGGCTGAAAAAGCTTGTAAGCACGGGATTCCGTCTATCGCTGTTAGCGGTATACAGAATCTCGGTCTAAATGGTGCGCTCCCTGAAGATATCGTTCGGATCATTACAACTTGTGGAGTAAAGGAGGTTGCTTTTATCTTCGACTCTGATTGGGATGATATCAGCACAAACATTCGACTCAATGACAGAGTCGAGAAACGACCTAGTTGTTTTTTCTTTGCAGCCCGTAATTTCAAGGAATATATGCGTACCTTGAAAAATCGTAATATTTATGTTGAAATATTTATTGGCCATATACAAAAGAATAAAGCAGGAGATAAAGGATTGGATGACCTTTTAGCCAATAGTTTGAAAGGGCATGAGGAAGAATTGGCAAAAGATATAGAAGCAGCCTGTAACGAGAAGAAAGGTCTGGGCAAATACGTGGAAATGTTTAAGATCACGACTTGGACCGACCACAAGCTTCAAGAATTATGGTGCTTGCATTCGTATGAATCTTTTGCAGAGAGACATAGAGATGTACTAAAAAATCTTCCGGAATTTGTATTCGGAAGATATCGCTGGAAATTCGATGATAGTGGTAAAGTTGTCTTAGCACAACCTTTCGATGATGATGAAAAATTCTGGGAAGAAGTAGAAAAGAACATTCGAGGAGGAGATACGCGCATTGAATACCAGTTTTGCTATGTCAATTCACATAATTTCCTGCAAAACAGAGGATTTGGCCGCCTAAGAATGTTAGACAAGTCATTCCGTTTTATTCAGTTGGACCCTCCTGTCGTTCGTATGATTGAAGCTTCTGATGCGCGTGACTATTTGTTTCAGTTCGCAAAACATTACTGCAAGAAAGAAGTGAATGAAATGCTTATTAAAGGGGTATCCCAATATGTTGGTCCGGACAAATTATCATTATTGAATTTCATTGAACCAAACTTTATAAAACCTAACCGGGAAAGCCAATACTTCTACTTCGACAGCGCCTGTTGGTACATTACAAAAGATAAGGTGTTAGAAATGGGATATGAAAGCATTACCCACCACATCTGGGAAGAACAACGTAAGCAAATCAAAGCTAAATATCTCGGTAAACCGCTCATTACATTCAAACGGGATGCTGAAGGAAAGTATTTCTATGAGATTTCTGAGGAAGGGGAAAAATGTCATTTTCTTCAATTTCTCCAAAACGCATCAAATTTCACATGGCGAAAACCAGCGCAAGAAGTAGAATCGGATGAAAATGCCGAAAACAAGATGCATCTGTTGAGTAAGCTCTGTGCTATCGGTTTTTTAGCAATGGAAGCTAAGGATAACAATGTAGCCAGGGCGGTAGTTGGCATGGATGGAAAACAATCCGAAGTCGGAGAAAGTAATGGTCGTTCCGGTAAATCTTTACTTGGAGAACTCATGAGACATGTCACTCCCACTGTCTACATTCCAGGAAAACGACCAGATATATTCAATGATCAATTTGTTTGGAATGATATTCAAGAAAACACGAAAATCGTTTTTATAGATGATGTGTTGCTTAATTTCAATTTCGAGTTTCTGTTTCCTAATATCACAGGAGACTGGAGTGTTAATCACAAAGGAGAAGGGCGGTTTACTATACCCTTCTCAGCCTCTCCCAAAATATATATTGCGACCAATCATGCATTAAAAGGTAGCGGTTCTTCATTTAAAGACAGGCAATGGTTGTTGGCATTTTCCGATTTCTACAATGACAATCATAAACCGGTTGACGATTTCGGCTCTCTTTTCTTTTCTGAGTGGGATTTCGATCAATGGAATCTTACTTGGAACTTATTAGCTAACTGCATTCAGCTATATCTCAATTTTGGGGTAATACAGGCGCCAGGCGAACGACTAGAACAGCGTAAGTTACGACAAGAAATGGGTGAAACTCTCATTTCCTGGGCAGATGAGTACTTCTCTTGCGCTGAACATCTTAATGTACGTCTTCCTAGAAAAGATTTGTATGATGCTTTTTGCACGTATGATCCCGCACAACGGAAATTCATCTCTCCCACTGCATTCAAAAAGAAGTTTATCATGTACTGTGAATGGAAAGGCTATATTTTCAATCCGCAAAAATATGATAGCAAAACGGGATATCCTTTTCAAGTCGACCAAGACGGACGCCCTGTTATTGACGACAAAGCCGGTGGAGTCGAATACTTTACAGTTGGTACAGGTACTTATACCGGTAATAATGATTCAGATGATATAAACTCTGAATATGAACAAAAGCAAATTGATTTTTAAACTTAAAAAGGGATAATATTATGTCAGAAAAACAAGGAATTTTTCTATTAGGACTCAAAAAGAGTAAGAAACGTGAAGGTGTAACCTACTGTATAGGTGTGTTTAGGTTAGGAACTACCAATATGGAGTTTATTCTAGGCGAAACAGACAATGATCGTGAATATAGGCAGGGCGAAGAAGTCTCTTATATTTATAACGCCAATTATACTAATAGCTTACAGAGTGCTTTGAATTGGTTGGATTGCCAAAAGTGATATCCAGAACAAGAAAGAAAGGAATAAATCAACAAACAAGCACCGTCATAAATGGGTAGAGCCTTTTGATGCTCCATTTACCTATATATGTAGTAAGTGTGGTAAGCATAAGATTAAAGAAACCATGTACACTGCAACTTACTATGACGAGAACATGAATCCACTTGGTAGTAAATCACCAGAGTGTGTTAGTAAACAACCTTCAATACGAATAAAGAAATGAAAAAATATCGTGTAACGATTGAATTAGACACTTTTGAATTTATAGTATCCGCTAAAGATAAGAAGGAAGCTAAAGAAAAAGCTCTCAATAATCTTCAGAAAAAGAAAATATCAACTATGATCCGAAAAGGATGGCCCGATAATAAGAGGCAAATTTTTATTGATGAAGAATAACTCAACTCAAGAATAGATATGAATCAAAAAAGAGAAGCAGACTTTAATGTAGTCTGCTCCTATATGCTATTTTTAGAATTATCAAAGGGAGGATTCGAACCCCCATCTTCCTTTGCAGGCTGCTCTACCATTGAGCTACTAAGGAAAGCACCATGACTTTCGTGCATGGCGAAGCAGCGTGAACTGCATCTGTCGCGCAACATTGATTGTTGCCTCTCACGGACAGTGGCACAAAGATAAGCATAATTAATAATAGAATCTTAATTTTATGGCAAAAATTTATATAGCAAGTAGTTGGAGAAACTCATATCAACAGGATGTTGTATCGTTTCTTAGAAATAAAGGTCACGAAGTATATGACTTTAGGAATCCCCCTCATGGCAATGGTGGTTTTCAATGGTCTGATATAGATCCTAATTGGCAGCAATGGACAACAGAACAATACAGAGAAGCTCTCAATCATCCGATTGCACAAAAAGGATTTAATTCTGATTTCAATGGTATGCAATGGGCTGATGTGTGCGTAATGGTTCTTCCTTGTGGTCGGTCAGCCAATACAGAAGCCGGATGGATGAAAGGTGCAGGCAAAAGAGTAATGGTCTATTCCCCGAAGGAACAGGAACCGGAGCTTATGTATAAAATATACGACTTTATCAGTGATAGTATGCTTAGAATCAATGATGAAATAAATAGAGTATAACAAATCAGAAAGGAATATTATGAACGATAATAATACGCATTTTCTCATTGATCAACCTAAAGCAGTAGCTCAATTGGTACATGAATACACAAAATCAGTTATTCCCGTTTTTAAGTCTATGAATTGGCTACAACGCATAATGATAAAATTGTGCTTCGGACTTAGATACGAAAAGTTAAAATCTTAACTAGAATAAATAAGATATGAATAATGATGGTAATAAAATTCTGGACGCTATTAAGAAAATGGCAGCAGATGACAATAAAGGTTTGAGAATGTCCACTACCATAGTCGATGTTAAGGATGATCCGCGCGGCTCAATTGTTGGCTTTGGGACTGAAAAAGATTGTGGGGATGATGCAAAAGCACAGACAATTGGATTACCAGGTAAGTATATGGCATGTGCTTTTTTTATAGATCGAGAAGAACTGAAAAAATACCTATAAACAAACGGGAAAAAACTCTCTGCATGAAAGGCTACTACATGAAAGCTGGTCAGATTCCCAATATAAACGATAACAATGCCATTTACGTATCAAGAGATATTAGAAGAAGTTCTTCCTGTTTATCACCAGAATCCGGAACGTTTTATGCGCTTCTACCATGCCGTCAATAATATCCTAGCTGCAATACCTGAAGGGAGCAGTATTCGCATTGACGAACACTGCAAGCCCGCATCACGTGATCTATTCATTAAAATAGCTGCTATGTATATTATAGAAGAAACGACAAGAAAGGACGTACTAGATGATTTTTTAGAGTTTTCTGATGATTACAGTGCTATTCGGCACGTACCTAAAGTAGTACCGGCTGTTAATTGGCACCACTTCTACTCGAATCGCAGATGAGTAGATTATTCCAAATTATTACTTTGTAAAGATACAAATTTTCATTGATATACACAACATTATGCCGATAAAAAAAGAGAATAAAATAATGGTGATTGTTGCTCCGTCTGCCGATGATCGAGAGTTACTTATATCACGCCTGGCCGTTCGTCTTGGCTTTGCAAAAGTCCCATCCGATGCCAAAAAGATAATACGCAAAGATATTTATTCCGTAGACCTGGCTACTGCTTATTTTGTGCTATGCAGCAACTATAGTTTCCGCAGTTCTATCATCACTACCCAAAGGCTGTATGAGCTTGCCGCAAGGGGTATTTGTGTTGTAGTCGGCGTCAAGTCCTTGCCTCGCGAATACGAACTCATTTCTCAAGTGTTTTATCCTGATGATTTACGCTAACGCAAGTCGGTTCATTTCTGTTATATATAGCATTAGTATTATTTCCCGGTGTGCTTCTGCGCACCGGGCTTTCTTTTTCATTCCCCCTCGCCTCCCCTTCATCTTATCACAAACGTTTTGAACAAATGTGCAGGAGGAAGTGCCGGACAAAATCAGGAACACATATATATATTTTTTATTTTTCTTTCTTCTTTAAAAATACCCTACCCAAAAACACGATAAAATTTTGTGCTTTCGTGCAGACACCTATTTTTCTTCATTTATTACATTAAAAATCAGATATTTACACATTGCACGATTTTCGTACAAAAACGTACGATTCGTACAAAAAGGCACAAAAATGCATTTTGTACGCAAAACAATGATTTTGTGCCAAAAAGTACATCATTTTGTACGGGGTTAACAAATTGATATTCAGCACTTAAGTAAAAGTTCATAGTTATTTTGCACAATCGCACAAAAAAATAGTACGGTTTTGGAAAGGGTGATACACTGAATACACTCTTTTTTCATTGATATACAAGGTTTCTTCATTTCTTTTTTGTACATTAGCTCCATACCTAAACCAAACGTTTTTATGATTACTACTAAGATTGAAGTACCACCACATCTTAAGGAGTATCTTATCGGAAAGTTCTGTAATATGCAGGACTCTCCGATTCGTTTTCCGGATAATACGGATATCTACCACTTTATCTACGACCTACTTGAACGACGTCCATGCAACGTCATTGATCATGGAAATCTAGAAATTATCCTGCCGGAACGCAGTTTAGGCAAAAATCCCAAAACATACAATTATCTGGGAATACGTTCACAGATTATCCTCGTACGAAAGATCGATCGAATGTTATGGGCAGAAGCCCATGACTTCCTGGACGAACAAAAGCATACCTATGGTATCACTTATATCAATGCGATACATAATTTCATGACTATGTATGGAATTGATTCAATCACAGAGGATGCATTCAAAAAGAACTATTACCGGTGGAGAGCCGAAATTCGCCGGAAAGAGAAAAAAAGAGGTTATAATCGCTCAAAAAAATAGCCGGGCAAGTGTAGTTAATTGTCCTTTTTTTGATCGAAAAATGTTCGAAAAACGACTCAAAAATGCGTACTAATTGAAAATCAACACTTTATGAATAATTATAATAATATGGGAGGCATATTAAGTGCCGATATCCTATTTAAAAATGAAATTGCATTGTTTGCTGTTCATCAGAACACTGCGTGTATCAAAATTACAGAGGGACACACCTGGCATCCCCTCCACACTCTAGGTGTTATTGAAGCTCCGACTGTCACCCCTAATGAAACCTCCGGAGGTACGATATATAAATATTCAACAAACATCCGGCTTCTCAAAGCAGCTATCAGCCTAAAAGAAGCTGATAATTTACGCTATAAGATTGTCGAAGGATGTATTCTCCGTTGTAAAGATACCAACGGATATGAATATATTTATGGTACAGCACAATATCCACTATTGGGAAGTCTGAATAAAATCATCGGGAAAAAAGTGACTGATTATAGCGGCTATGAATTACAGTTATCAGGAACCTCTATTTATCCGATACTTCAGTACTACAACTTATAATTCGTCCTTCCGTACCATTTTCAATAAATGTATCATTGCACCAAAATCAGTATAATGAGCCAAAAACGTATCATTCTTTCCGATTCCTCACTCAATCGTTACGGATTCCGGGTACTTACTTCCGGAATGCTAATCGAAGCATTCAAGAAAAACCCGGTCATGCTATATATGCATTTCCGTGATGAGGGTTCTCCCATTTGGGGAGATTCAAAAGCTATCGGTCATTGGGAGGATATACAACTTAACGGCGACGAACTTTCTGCCATTCCTATTTTCGACAAAGTTGATGATCTATCAAAAGCAATTGCCGCAAAATACGAAGCAGGGACTTACAACGCTGCAAGCGTCGGAATCCGCATTATTGCTACCTCAGCAAACAAAGATCTTCTAGTACCCGGTCAAACCCGTGAAACTGTCACGGAATGCGAGTTAATGGAAGCATCTATTGTGGATATTCCGGCAAATTCCAATGCCGTTCGCCTCTATGATCGTTCCACATCCGTTCTCCTGGCAGCGGGTATGGACACGAATTCCGTGCCAGTATTATCAACTTCATTCAAAGACAAAATGACTTTAAAAGAATCATGGTCAGCTTTTTTATCTTTTCTGAATATCAGCCAAGATAAGGCAGTAACGACCGAACTATCAGCAGAGAATCTCGACTCCCTGCATAATGAATTCGCCCGTCTGAAATCGGAGAACAGTTCTCTCGTACAAGCTAAACAGGAGATCGATCAAAAATTATCTGAAGCGACTACTGAGATAGCCGCACTCAAAACGACGGTAAGCGAAAAGGACCAAGAGATCGCTAATCTGAGAACCGAGGTAAGTGCCAAGGATTCAGATATCACCCAGCTCAAAGAACAAGTAGCTAATTTGAAGAAAACACCGGCGCCGGGTGAACGATCCCCAGCTCCCAAGAGTGAACCTGCCGCAAGCGGAGAGAAGGAAGATCTGGCTGCTTACTGCGACAAAAATGCCGGCAATTATCTGGAAATCACAGAACGCCTGAAAACTGACGGCCTCCTTTAATTTACTAACCAACTTTAACTATTAAAGAATATGTCTCCAAAATTAATTGACGTATCGAAATTGAACGAAGCCTTAATCACCTACGATAAGGCTCTTCGCGCGCTCCCATTTGCCACCTTACAGGAAGTTGCCGCCAAACTGGGATTGAACGTGATGGATCTGCAAGGCAAACATGCCCTAATCAATGAGCGCCGTCGTGCCGGCGGAACCCAGTCTTACAAGATTGGAAAAGACTTCCGTCTGGTTGATAAGCTGCTCGGTTATGAACCTTCCGTCATCGAACCGAAAGATGTTGTATGTATCACTAAAGAGAACTCCCAAAAATACGACGACGGTGAATTGTTGATCGTAGGAGGTCAGCCGGTCAGCAACATCAACAAGAAACATCCTCTTGAAACCCGTGTAGCCTTCACGTTGGTAAAATCGCATATCGAAGACGTGGTATATACATTGTTTCATGCAGAACGTGACGAAGACTCAACCTCACCTTCAGGCGCATTTGACGGTCTGTTTACCAAAGCCGACATGCTGATTACAACAGGTGATGTCAATGCTGCTCGCGGCAACTTTGCCCCATCAGGTCTTTTTACTTTGCCTACAAAGGATACAGACTCCGCCGCTTATGAAAATTTGGTTGAATGGATTGGTGGTGCCAACACTTACCTGCGTTCCTCCAAGTCAGGAATTCCACAGCTGCTTTGTGCTGAAACGGTATTAATAGCTGCACGCTCTGCTCTCCGCAACAAACTGCGTATGCAGGAGTATCCTTCAATGCAGCGTATGATTGAACTTTTGCGTGAAGACGCAATGTGCCCTGCTCTCGAAATTCTCTCCCATGAAGCACTAGGCCAAGGATCGCGTTTGGTTCTTCAGAAAAAAGGCAACATGGATGTCGCTTTCAACACTCAGGCCGCAACCAAATTCTGTCAAATTCGTGACATCTACGAAGATCCGAATGAATGGCAATTCTGGTTACAAACGGGTTATGATACCCGTATCCGCGACTGGCACGAAAAAGTATACCGCTGTAACGAGCAAAAGAACGAATCTCTAGACCTTGCAGGGGATTATTGCAAGACCGGAGGTGTACAAGTCGACATCACAGGAACGGAGAATGCTGCTTGGACCATCAAAGGTAAAGTTGCCGAACGTGGTAATGGTCAATGCATCATCGGTCTCACACCCGGCAAGTACACTATTGAATTTACTGCTGTAGACGGTAAGACTAAACCTGCCGATCAGGAAGTGACTGTCGTGGAAGGCGCAGTTACAACCGCAACCGGTGCTTATACCTAAACTGAGATAAAAAAATGAGCGGCCATTTTGGTCGCTCTATCCTATTCACTCTAAACAATTACACTAATGAAAAAATATACTTACCTAATACTCTGTATGTTCTTTGTGGCTTTGGTTATTGCAATCCCGGAACTACACCCTCAGACATGTCATCTTGATGGAAATACATTGACCATGTTGGCAGCTGGTCCGGCCTTCGCACCGCTGAAATGGAATGTCGGTCAAAATAATATGGGTGGATATAAAGGACGGTTACTGTTCGTCCCATTTGATGCACCCAATACAGTACCCACCGTTCCGGATCCCGGCAAAGCAGCAGACAATGAAGCACTAGTGACGGCAGCCGGTACATTTGCTTTTCCTGCAGAAGGGACGTATAAGCAACCTATTTATCTATATAGTACAGATGCAACAGTCGACTATAAAGCGGAGCAGCAAGGTGAAGCTGACGGGATCAGCTATAAACAAACACTGAGCTTCTTCTTCCCCGGCAATACTCCTGAAATGCATGCATTCAATGCATTGGTAAAAAACACAGCAGGCTATTACGTTTTTGAAGACTCTGACGGCAGACAAATGATCATGGGGCAACCGGGATTATATGCTTCTACCGCTCCTTCATTCAATGGAGGAAAAGCAAGAAGCGACCGTCGCGGTACCACCTATACGGCTACCGCCGATTCCAATTACTCTGCGATCTTCCTGGAAACTCCCATCGATATGGAAGTCATAGGCGGATTAAAACCGGCCCCAACGCCTCCAATCGAATAATATGATCAGACAAGAACAACTCAGCCAATGGTTAGGAGACCGCCAGCGCAAATATGCTGACGGTCTGGTTCTTTTCGGGATTCTTGCTAAAGAGTCTATGAAAAAGAAATACGCAGCTTACCTAGATACAGCTCCGGAAAGTCCACATATTTTTGACCCGCATTTCACCCAGCTTGTCAATTGCCTGTCGAAAATTGACAAGGAAATCAAATATTCTCCTTCACTATATCCTGCCGCTCTTGAGGAAATTGCCGTGGTTAGGACCATAAACGAGAGTGAACGGAAAAAAGTAATCGAAGAAAAACAAGCAAATATCACTTCGCTTGAAATATTAGTCAATGAATTGCAGTCCCGTATTGATGATCTGGAAAATGACAGCGAAAGCCATACCGAAGAACTGGCATCCCTTCAGGAGCAATTTGACGAAAAAATGTCTGAACTATCCGCCTTACGAAACGAATGCGAAACACTGAACACTCCGGGTGTCAAGATTATCACGGAAGAATCACTCAGTCCTTCTATCCGGAAAGCTTACGCACGTATCAAAGAAATAGCACCTTTATATGCAAGTTTGCATAATGATGTGGCCAACCAAGACATACCACCAGAAGAACGACAACCGATAGCCGAAGAACTGTGCAAGCTCGATGATGAACGTCGCAAACTCTGGAAACAGATCGATACCTGGGCGGAAGGGAAAGGTGAACTGCAACTTGAAGAAAAGCGGCCAATACTAAGTGAAAACAGTATTGTACGCGGTTTTGAAATTGCCCGCCAAATCAAGCGTTTGAAAAATAATATAGCCAACAGCAAAGCCGCTTCAGAACGAGCCAGGCAGGACAACAAACAGACTGTCATGCAGAATGCATTGGACCGCATTGAGAAGTATGAGACGGAACTTGCCATACTGGAAGCAGAGATAACAGCAACACAAGGTGAAAAGAGTGCAGGATAACTTTCCACTTGCATTGTGCCCCGGTTCTATCGAGCCATTCATGCACAAAGGAGAATGGGCAATACATGAAGTGTTGCCCTCTCTTTTATCGGATATAGGCCCGGCACACGTAAAAATAGCAACATTCAGTATCTCGGAAGACAGTCTGCGTCCACTTTTCTTCCTTTCAGACGAAAAGAAAATCGAAAGCCTTACTCTTTTGCTGGATACGACCGTAAAACGTCATAAGCTTGATCTATTACTGTTTGCTTCAAATATTAGTCCGAGAATCCGGATTGATTCCTGCCATGCCAAACTATTGCTAGTCGAAAACGAACAATATAAATTTGGAATTGCAGGATCTGCTAACCTTAATCAAAACCACCGATGGGAAAACGGCTTTTATTTCACTTCCGGAAAGCATTTCGAGTATTTCTCAAATATGTTTAATCAAGCGTATGAAGACGCTATCCACTATGAAAGTTTAGAATAATGACTCTGTCCGAAGAAATATTAAAGCAAATAAAAGATATGTCTGCAGCACTTTTACCTCCGGCAGAAATCGCAATACTGCTAGATATCCCGACTGATCAACGTGACTACTTCTGTGATATATGTAAAAATCATTGCAGTTCACCTATATATACCTCCTATCATCAGGGGAGACTTCAGACCAAGCTCAATCTCCGGAAAACAGTTATCAAACTGGCCGTTGCTGGCAGTCCTGCCGCCGAACCTCTTGCTGATAAATACATGAAAGAACAAAGCATCAATGAATAATGCCAAAGAAAGATCCTACATACGAGAGAATCGAACGAGCTTTATACAAAGATAAGGACGAATCGACAACCATCCTTTCCCCCAGGGAAATGGAAATCAAAAAACGTATGATGTTATGTGTCAGTAAAAAAATGGAAGAACCACTTATTCCGGACACTGAGTTGGTAAACTTCCTAATACACGGTTGTGGAGGAAATGCAGAACCGATTTCCAAATCACAAGCCTACCGGGATATCGGTATGATCAACCGGTTAGTCGGAAATATCCAACTAGCTGCAACATCCTGGTACCGGTATATGATTGTAGAAGGTGGTAAGAGGGCTTTTAATATGGCAATGGGCAAAGAAGATGCAAAAGGAGCTGCTGCCGCATTGGATAAAATAGGCAAATATACACGTGCAGATAAAGATGATAATAAATTCGATTATTCACAAATGATTCCTCCGTCATTCGAACCTTCGGACGACGTCACCCTCCTGGAAGGACTTGAAGAGATTGAAAACCTTGAAGAAAAACGGGAAGAGCTGCGCACCCTGTTTAAAGGAATGCTAAGTAAAAGAGCAGTAGACATCAAACCTATTACAGAGGAGGAGAAAGAATGAATCCGCAGAACTCTCCTGCCCTCTCCGCATATGAACTCCGCAGAAAACGAGATGAGGTTGTAGACAAGTTCTTCAATAAGATGCAACGCCATGCCATGTCTATCAATGCACATGATGAATATATAGTTGCCTCACGTGGTACCGGAAAATCCGAAGGGATTGACGCACGCATCATTCTCCGCAACGTATGGGAAATGCCGGGTTCTTTAGGCGGCCTAATCTCTCCGAGTTACGCCAAGGCATGGGGAAACACATTACCGGCAATCTGCAAAGCACTTGCTGAGTGGGGATATATACAAGGAATACATTATGTCGTTGGCCACAAAGCTCCAGAAAGCATGGGATTCGCCAAACCGGTACGCCCGGTATTAGGCGATGGCTGGAGCAATGCATTTCATTTTTGGAATGGTACCGTCATGGTAATTCTCTCCTTCAATCAAGGAATGTCCGCAAACTCTATGTCACTCGACTGGGTGATAGGTCCCGAAGCTAAGTTTCTCAATTATGAGAAAATTAAAAGTGAAGTAGATCCCGCCAATCGTGGTAATCGGCAATATTTCGGCAACTGTCCTCATCACCACAGCGTAAGTTACTCAACAGATATGCCGACTGCTTCTATGGGAAAATGGATTCTCGATAAGATAGACGAGATGTCGCCTGCACATATCAATCTAATCAGAACATTGTATCTCAAGCTACAAGAATACAAACGAAAGCCACTCACTGACCATGTAATGCGCATGATCAAAGAATATCAACGCGATTTAGACCTTGCACGGAGATATCAACCTCCTATTAAACCTCTCCCGGGAAAAACAAAGGAATATACCGTCTTCTACGGTGAATATGATGTGTTCGACAATCTGGAAGTACTCGGTGAAGACTTCATTTGGCAGATGTACCGGAACTCGCCTCCTTTGATCTGGCGTACTGCTTTTATGAACGAGCGTTTATTCCGGATCGAAAATTGCTTTTATTCGGCCTTGGATGATGATATTCACTTCTACACGCCTGGCGATAACGGACGTCTCCGGGATTTAGGCAGTAACTGGAGCAAACTAACGACATGTGGTTGTCTGGGCGACGGCGACCTCAACTTTTCAAAGGAGCTTCATCTGGCCTTTGACTCCAATGCATCCATATCCACCGCAGTCGTCGGACAGCTGGATGATCACACGATGCGCGTACTCAAGTCATTTTACGTCAAAACTCCCGGAAAATTGCAAGACCTAGTCAAAATGATAGCCGACTATTACCGTCCGAAGCTTAATCGAGATGTAGTCATCTACTATGACCATACTTTTACATGGGAATCCGGATCTTCTACTGAAACCTATGCAGACATCATCGAACGTGTATTCAAAGAAAACGGATATCATGTCACAATGGTATATGTCGGACAAGCTCCGAAACACGAATGGAAGCACTTAAACATTGACTTAACCTTAAAAGGAGATCCGCAATTTCTTTGGATACAAATAAACCTTCATCAAAACGAATTCCTGAAAATAGCAATGGAACAAACTGGGGTCAAACAGGGAAAGAACGGATTTGAAAAGGATAAAACACCTGAAGGAACACCCGACACACCTGATAATCCGGACGAATATAAAACGCACATCACAGATGCATTTGACACACTATGGCTAGGAATGAATTTCTATTTCACTCTGCCGGGTACACGTGCCGGAGGAATCTTCTTTCTGAATAATAAATAAATAATATACCAATAGCATTCACGCCTCTTCGTGATTCAAGGAACGAAAATCAAATAAATAATACCTATTTTGGGTCCCATTCCGTTTTGCGAGCGTGCGAGCAAAACGGAATGGGTGCCCCTGCACCCTTCCCTTTATAAACGACCTTCATCAGAATAGCTATAATAGCTATGATTACAGATAACCAAATGGTCATCCAAATGTATCTCCATTACTTCAGATGCTTTTTTTATTTTATCCGTCAACCTATTATCTATCATACTCGGCTGTTTATTTCCGCTCGGGTGATTATGCACAACTATTATTCTCGTCGCATTATTCAATACAGCCTGTTTCAATAATAATCTTACATCTACATATGTTCCATCAATGCCGCCACTTGACAACCTTATCTTCTTGATAACTTTAGACCCTTGATTCAGTAACAGTACCCAAAATTCTTCTATCTCCAGTTCACCAATCAGAGGGCACATTATCTTATAAACGTCTTCACTGGATTTCACTACCTGTTTTTCAAATTTACGTTCCTGCATTCTCTTATACAGTTCCACTGCTGCCAACGCCACTCTTTTTCTTCCTGGCGTTAATCCCTCAAACAACATTTCTACGGACAAATCTTCATTGTGACTTAATGCTTCCACGAACTGGGAAACAGCTTGCTCGCTATTCGTTATATTATATATTAGCTCATTATCACTTAGATGTCTGCTCTCTCCTACTATATCAAATAAATTATTCATATTCTTATATCATTAAAGTTCTACCTAAAAAATATCCTCCCAAAACCTCTGCGCCCATATTTTCAAGTGTGCATGAAAAACGTGCATAGCTCGTTCCTTGTGTCAAGATATCATCGAATACAAGTACCTTCTTGTCCTTAAAAAAAGATTCATCAAAATTGATAACTTCTACTTCCTGTACCGCCTTGGCTCCTTTGTATTCATGAATAGCCAACCGTTTTCCTTCTACTGTTATCGCTTGGTAAGCATTCTTACAGCCTGTCAGCCTTGCCACTTCTTCCGCAAAGTTCTTGTAACGTGATTCATTCTTATCTGAAGAACTGGCAGGAATACAGGTAAACGTTATATTCTCACATTCCGCCCCGAACTGTTCCCGTATCTTCTTTGCAATCAATTCTGCCACCGCTAAACTACGTTTCCCATCTTTAAAATCCCAAATCATTTTCCGTACTTTCCATTCTCTTTCATTCGCTTCATACTTGACGGGCAAATAATCAAAAAAGCAATACATAAACTTTGACCACTGTCTTTTCCAACTTTCCGGTACGTTTCTTGTTTTCATAATTATACTGTGTTTATTGTTAATTTATTCTTGAACTTGAAGTCCGGAGGGTGTAAGCCTTTATCCTCTTTCTCCCTACCTGGAGCTTTTTTTTATTCCGTCGCTTTCGCTCGGGGTATGTTTCGCCTTTATGCCGCCCTAGAAGGTGTTTCTTGCAACGACGCCAAGCTTTTATCTTTAAATACAACCCGCAGGCGTGGAGATTTTAAGATAAACTAGACGGCTTGAGCTTTGCATAGGAAAAGAAACATTTACCTTCGCGGAATAAAGTCGGAAAACATACCTCGAAAGAGACATACCTATGAAGTGGCGACAGGCAGAAAAAGGAGAAAGAGACAACAAAACAGAAATACCACTCTGCCCCACCAAAAAGGATGAGAAAAGGGCGTATTCCCGGAAAACGGTTCGGAATGATTAAATTGTTTTAGTTTGCGACAAAAAACAAATAAAGCTTTCCGAACCGTTTTCCGGCATTTTTTTTAATCTCATGTAATTCCCATAACAAAAAATGCAAGAAGCTGTCGTCCAACCAATAAAGGGTTCTCAAGGGGAAAAATTTCCCCTTTATCGGTCAAAAGACCACGCACCGCCCTGAAAAGAAATTTCGACCTAAAGTTTTTCAATTTCCCTTATATGCAGCACCTGTCCCCTCAAAAATCATCACGCTCGTGATACTTGTTTTTCTGCCGTAGGCGTGTCCTTTATGACCTACCAGGTAGCTGATACCTTTGCATAAAAAGAAGGTCATGAACGATATCATTACACAGAATCTACTCACATTCATACTCGGTGGTGGTCTCCTGTCATTCATCACTGGGGTGATTACACTCAAGTACACAAAAAAACAAGCGGAAGCCAAAGCTCTCAGCTCCGTACAAGATGTATATCAGGAACTAATCGCTGACTTGAGAGCCGACAAAGAAGCTATGAAGAAAGAGAGAATAGAAAGCGAAACAAAGTGGGCTACCCGTATAGAAAAGCTAGAAAACAATCAAATAGATCAGGATAAAAAGATAGCGGATAACGAAAACGAAATAGCCGACCTGAAACGATTCAAATGTATAAACCTATTGTGTAACAACCGAAAACAATGAAACATCATGTACACACCCTCATTCTTCTTGCTAGCCTTACTATCACTTGGCTATTGTGTAGTTGCCGTACTACTTATCAAAAAGATCGTAGCGCTCAAGAGCAAAGTAATCTTTCTATCTCAGATTCAACTCTGTACGATAGAACCGGAGATATCTACTCCCGATTCAACTTCAATAAGGAAGAAGCCGATAAAGGTTGGAAGATCAAAGTCAACTTCGACACATCGAAAGCTACAAATCCGGCTACCGGCCTACCCCCGATATCGGATATCGAGATTGAGGGGAGCGAGAAGAATATCAAAACCCTGCTACAAGAAAATGACACTGTACACATATCTGAGAAGCAAAAGACGAAAACTGATATCACGTTTCAGCAAGACAGCAAATTAGAGTCTCACCGAGACGCCGATAATTCCGTCGCAACCGGAATAGACAACGGCATCAAATACGGACTAATCATCGGGATTCCAATAGTATTTATCATCTTAATCTTTATCAATCATGCTAAAAGACAAAAGAATACATCAAAGTAAGATCTGGCAGATAATGGAACGCAGAAAAGACGGAAAGCCTCTTGAATTCTCTATCCAATTCTGCAAAAAAAGCAATGGCGAATTGGTTACTTACGATCGAGCAGTATTAACTTCATTCCATAGCAGCGGAAGCACAATCAATGTATTACCCTGTGGAGAAGTTACCCCCAAAAAGATTCGCCGGTGCCTTGTCACCAAATTCAATAATTTCAAAGTATATTTCTAATGAAACAGCAAAAACTGCAACAGGCACCAGCTAACCTTATTCTGGAAGGATATGATACCTATGCCGTCTTAAAAGGTGGCAATAATGTTATCAAATTCAGTGATAACACCGATATCACCACTGACAAAAACACATCCGCTATTGAAGTTACTCCCAAAGGAAAAGCGGCTCCAATTAAATTTATGCAACGTGGACGAAATAATAATATGCCTTACGACATTATGAAAAAAATAGGGATTAATGTTACCGTAGGAAGCAACATTGAATTCAAGAACAAAGTCGTATTCGGAGACAGCATACTCGTATATCGCAAGTATCGCGATAAGGCTACAAAGAAAATAATAAAAGAAGAAGTCCTCCCGGAGGAACAGCCGGAAATCTTTGAATTCCTCGAAAACAACAACTTCAATTTTATACGTATGGAGTTAGCCAATGACCTTGTTATATTCTATGACGGCTATCTGGAGTATATATTTAACAATGATGATAAATCTCCCCGTATCGTGCAAATCAAAGCAAAAGAGTCTACCTGTTCCCGAATAAGTGAGATTGACGAGAAGACCGGGAAAAGCGAGTGGCACGGTTACTCAGCCGAATGGCATAAAGGAACACCGGAAGATCTTGTCGCCACTCCCCTGCTCGACAGGCAATCTCCATTGCTCGATTTAAAAATAAGAATCGGGCTTGCGCCTAACAACAACGGAAAAACAATAGTAGGCAAAGATCGTAGGTTCATCCACAATCTTCGTATCTCCACTCCAGGACGTTTTTATTACAGCCATCCGTATTGGTGGAGCGTTTTTGCGTCCGGCTGGTATGATTTCTCCAGTGCAATCCCTGTTTTCAAAAAATCACTGATCAAGAATCAAATGGCACTCAGATACATTATCTATATCCAAGAAACCTTTTGGGAGAAGCTATACGCATCAGAAAAGATTGTCAAAGATGATGAAAAGGCAATCCGCAGAGGTAAATTCCTTCAAGACATGAACGACTTCTTAGCCGGCGAAGAAAATGCCGGCAAAGGTTTTATATCCCACTTTCGCTATGACCGTATAAAAGGATTTGAAGATAAAGATATCATTATCACCCCTCTCGAATCATTCTTCAAAGGTGGAGAATACATCGAAGACAGTGAAGAAGTCAGTAACATGATGTGTTACGGAATGGGGGTACACCCCAGCATTATCGGCGCAGCTCCGGGAAAGGGAAAAAGTATCAATGGTACCGAAGCCCGCGAGCTATTCACTATTGAACAGGCACTAATGAAAATGTATCAAGATCTAACTCTGGAACCTCTATACTTTGTCAAGGCTATAAACCAGTGGCCTAAAGACATCTATTTTGCCGTAACTAACTGCCAGTTGACCACACTTGACAAAGGTACGGGAGCAACTAAGAACACAGGTTTAACCCCGGAAACTGAACAAAAATGAATATACTCATCCCCGACATCGAAACTTTTAAAAAGGTAGTCAAAATAAACGCCTCGCTGCCTTATGAGTCTATCGAACCATATATCGAAGACGCATTGGATATCTACATAGAGCCATACATCGGAAAGTCCGTCATCAAAAAAGCAAAAGAATGCCCAGAATCTGAATTATGCGACAGATTACTACGTGCACTCGGCCCATTGACCCTAATGCTTGCTACTGACGAATTAGGTGTCATGTTTGGAGACAGCGGCATCACAGTAAGTAATGTACAAGGGCAACGTTCTCCTGCCAGTGACACAAAAATTGCAGCAGCCAAAGTAAACCTATGCTTCCGGGGAATGCAAGCTCTCGACCGGTTGATATCCTACCTGGAAGAAAACAAGGCGGATTATTCTGACTATGTCGCTGACACTATTTCCCGCTTTTGTTTTATCCGTAATGCGACGGATTTTCAAGATATCGGCATGGTAAATATAGACTACTCCATATTATCTTATCGCATCATGTTCCCTACCATTCGCCAGCTTCAGGAACATAACGTCCGGGAAATGATATCGGACAAAGTATATGAAGCAATGAAAGAAGCATTCTCTAAAAGTAAGGAAACACCCAAACAGAAGATACTTATTGAATATATTATCCGTTATCTTGCCAATAAAACAGCCGAGTTGTACACCTCACAGAAAACAACCGAGCAACGTATATCCGGTAGAAAGATCGAATACTCCCCCACTATCCGACCGATTTATCAAGATCCGTCCGCAAACGGTAACTTCTTCGCCGATCAGGCAACATACTACGCCGGCAAGATACGCTCCTACCTGACAGAAAACGGGACGGAACTTGGAATTGAAACAATATCTCAAGCTATGAACTTCAATTCCAAAGACAAAAAGCTATTTACCTCAATATCATAATATCATGCATACAATACAAATCAATGACGATATTTACAAGATACCGGGAAACTGGGACGAACTAACCCCCAAGCAGCTTCTTTATCTAGTAGCACTTACCCAATCAAATGTACCGGTAGAGCAAGTTAAAGTCTACATGATGCTTTATTGTCTAAAAGCGCACGTATGCCGGCACAAAAAAATATTCAAGGAATATGTCCGTATAAAAATCGGGCAGGAAAGTGAAACTGTCCGTTTCCAGATTCGCAGCCGTCAATACTTTCTCCTTCCGGAAGAAATCAGCCTGCTTGCTGATCAGTTCAACTTTCTGATTCGTAAAGTAGAGAACCGCCTCAATACCTCATTGAAACAATACCTTATTAACCCTGAACTGACAACCAATCCTTATCCAACCCTCCGTTGCCGCTTAAGAAAATTCACCGGCCCGGAAGACCAATTATTCGATATCACCTTTGCACAATTCATGTATCTGCAAACATACCTGGACGCCATGCAATCAGATCCTAAAAAGATCAATCACCTGTTAGCTTGTCTGTGGCATCGTGGAAAAGAGTTCGATATCAATTGTCTGGATAAAGATGCAGCCATTCTGCAACATCTCCCTGAAGATAAAAAAATAACTATGTACTGGTACATTCTAGGAAGTCTCTCCTGCATGGCCGAAGCTTATCCACGAATATTCTCCGGAGAAGGAAAAAGTAACGGTCGTGTATTTGATTCGCAGCTCCGACTACTTGACTCCCTTGCACAATCAGACATGACCAAAAAGCCGGAAATCAGAAAAGGTCTTTTTCTTGATGCCTTGTACGCAATGGACGAATCGATCAGACGTAAAGAGGAAACCGAAGAAAGTCTAAGAAACAGATAAAAGTTTGTTAGTAGCAAACAAATAAACAACAAAAAGTTTGTTAGTAGCAAACTTTTCTGTATATTTGCAGTGTCAAACAAACGCGGGTGACGTCCGCATAAGTTCTTTTATATTATGGAACAATTGTTCGAGGCTATCCTAAAGATAGCAGATGCGAATCCTGACGGATTCACGGTTGACCTCACAACCTTAAAAAAGGTCACAAAAGGTATTTCAGTCGCCTATCTTGAAACCCAAGACTGTTTCGGAGAAGAAGGATTGAAAAGAGTTCTTAATCATGCTTTGATGCACGAAAAGAAAGTCGGTGGATGGCTTAACGAAGAAAACAATCAGTTTTATTTCGACTCCATCAGGATTTTCACTAATCTCGAAGAAGCCAAGCAATTCGGACGTGAAAATGGGCAGATCGCTATTTTCGACATTGGGCAAATGAGACTCATCAAATTGTGATCCGGAGGGGCGAAAGCCCCTCCATTACAAAGTATATTGTATTATTAAATACCCGATTATCAAAACGTAAATTGATGAATTATGAAGAATCTTGAATTACTACCTCTCCCTGCCGAGAGTAAAAAGCGAATAGATGAATTTGCAAGGCAGTATCAGCGCATGGGGCACATCTCCATTGAAGTTGTCTCCTATAATGAAGGCCGGTTAATTGTTCGAGCAGAACAAAAAGATCTGGTAAATGACAAGTTCCTTAGTAAAAAAGAACTGACTGAACGCATCCGTGAAATGTTTAAAGGAGAAATCCCGGACAACTGGAAGCTGACTGTATCTGCCGTAAACTTCGACCGTAAAGACATCGACGGTATTACCGTTGATTGGATAAAAAGACGAATGGAACGCTTGGGATTAAAAAGTAAGCACCTGAGCAACTATACAGGTATTGACAAATGTACCGTATCCTCACTTCTGTCCGGTGACAAAGAGCTGACCAAATGGCACAAGGTAGCGCTATATTACTTTTTTAAATATTACGAAGTAGCCAACTTCTAACTTTCATTTGTAAGCGGAGCAAAAAACTCCGCTTACTTTTTGCCGAATCTGAAAAAGATTATACTTTAGCACCTGCCCAATATCGTTATTAAAACATGAATCCCTTGCCATAGTGTAACCAGATATCTGGTTCCGGTTAATAACACCGGTGGGCGCACTATAGTGAGGGATTCGCCCATTTTCATTATGGAGTTAACACGGATTTTTCACCCTGTAGGCTTCGGTGCTTTCTATACCGAAAAACACGTTGATCCACATACTATGAAATATTTCAATATCGTATACGATTGTGGTACTGTTACTGCTGGAGTTAATTTAGATTTGATGATTCAATCTAGATTCAATAAAGGAGAACAAATTGATATTCTTTTCATATCCCATTTTCATGAAGACCACATTAGCGGAATCCCAAAGCTAATGAAACACTGCAGAATAAAAAGAGTAGTGATACCTTATATTCCCAAAGGCGACAGGGTACTATTCGCATACTCAAATAGAGATTTAGCTGGTTATGAAGAGCTTATCACCAATACTGAGAACTATTTTAGGAATGAAGCAGAAATAATCCGGATACTTCCAGAAGAAGAAAGCGAGGATAACAACAATGAAACCAGAGATGAAGAACTTACAATGCCTAGCGGTAGATCAATTACAGCTACATACATTGGAGTACCGATTGCTGATTGGTGCTTCATTCCATTTAATTATAATTATGCTGCTAAAGTCAAACAATTGCAAGTCGCATTAAAGGCTGAAGGCTTAGATCATTCTAAGCTCGATTCAGTATCTTATATTAAAAACAACTATGATAGAATCAAAAATGTATACAAAAATTTATCTGGAAATATTAATGATACATCCTTAGTGGTCTTCTCTGGAATGCACCTAAATTTCATTCCCTACATTTTTTTTTCTTATCAACCAGGAAGATACGAAATGTATAAAACAGGATTAAATTGCATATACTACGGCGATGTAAATACCGATAAAGACATACTCTATAATAGACTAATGAAACGTTTACAAAATCTCTACGCAACTATCCAAACAATACAAATACCACATCATGGTTCAAAACACAATTCTAGATCGACAATAATAAATCCAGGTTCAATATCTATTGTCTGTACAGACAGTAATCACAAAAAGCAATACCATCCTGATCCAACAGTTATTGTTGATATAGTGAACACAGGTTCTTTTTTACATCAAGTAACAGATAATGTAAACTCCACACTTACCGAACATGGGCACTATTAACCTATTTCCTATTTATATATAAAGATGGCAGAAACTTATAATCAAGAATCAGTCCAAGAGATACTCTCTTGGGCACAGAAAATATTAGAGAATAAAGCCTATCCAAAAGGAAATATTCAACTAAATAAAAGCACTAAAATTCTTGATTGTGGATCCTTCCTAAGCACTATGATACAAATGGTATCAAAGAACTGGGAAAATCCGACATTCAATACAGCGATTGATCAGCTCAGGGAGTTTAAAAAGGCAACCGAATAACGGTTGCTTTTCTATTTATATGAAAGTAAAGTTTCAAAAAAAACGATTTTCATTTTGCGATCTTCATAAGTATTTGTAATTTAGCTGTCGCCAAATAATTATATAAAAATATGAATCCCTTTTCATTGCGTAATCCGTAAAATCGGATTAAGGTCTTTATATAACCTTTTGGCGCGCGGTGATAAGGGATTCGCCATATTTAACCATGAAAAAAGGGACACAGTCAAGTAAACCGATCAAACCTCAAATCAGACCGGGCAGTGGAGTTCAAACCAATGGTGCACCAAAGCCCAAACAGAAGTAAAATGCTCTGCAACCAGTATAAGTACTATTATACAGATCGTAAAAAAGCATATCTTTAAACAACGCCCATACCAAGTAGTCCTTACCCTGATATCTTCCAAGTTAAGGGCTATTTTATTTTCAATAGCCTCCAAATGATCAGCTACAATATTCACATATCGCTTATCACCTCTTATTTTACAAGAACAATAATAATCAATGAAGATATCAATATCTAGTTCGGACGGTTTTTTACCGGGTAGCCAAACTGTATGAATACATATAATTTTCAATATCAAAATACCTAGAACCACAATAGAAGCCAATATACCAATGATAGAAATTAAAACAAGACTTATATTTCCTTCCTGCATATTCAATATCCATCCAAATCCAGTCAGTACAGTAATAATACCTGTTAATAGAATATATGCCCTCTCAGTTATTCTATTAGACACATCCACCACGCCATCCAATTGTTTTTCAGCTTCACTTAAATAGAAGTCAACCGTATTTTTGTCAAGTTCCTTTCGTGTCTGTTCTGATATAATACTTTTCTGTTCCATAGTCTATTTTTGAGCTAAAATACAACATTATTTTAGTACATTCAATTTTATTCCTCTTATCTTTGCACTTGTAACAAATTAAAAACACGTACTATGAATTGTAAACTTGAAAAATTAGAAATCCCGGCTGACCAGCCCTTTTTAAATTGCAAATTAGGTCGAGAAAAGTACGCAGAAGTACTTAAAACTATTATCACTACATATAAAAAAGGATTTGTCTTAGCTATAGACGGCAAATGGGGAACAGGCAAAACCACATTTGTAGAAATGTGGAAAGCATACCTAGAACTAGATAACTTCCAAACATTATACTTTAATGCTTGGGAAAATGACTTTATTTCAGATCCTCTTGTAGGTCTACTTGGTGAACTTAACAAAATAAATTCTTCTAAAAGAACAAAGGACTTAGCATCATCCATGATAAATACAGCGGGAAGAATTGTACTAAAGGCAGTCCCTGCAATGTTCAAGGGAGTAATTAAGAAATATGCAGGAGAAGAAGTAGTTGAGATTCTTTGTGATTGTGCCGAAGAAGGGGCTTCCATGTTGGAAAAAGAAATAGATAATTATGAAAGCCAAAAAGGAAGTCTACTAGAATTTCGAAAAAAGCTCGAAATATTTGTAGATGAAGTTTGCGAAAAGAAACCATTGATATTTATCATAGACGAGCTTGATCGATGTAACCCACATTATGCTGTAAAGGTACTAGAACGAATAAAACATCTTTTCAACATACCTAATATTATATTTGTCTTATCCATAGATAAAGAACAATTAAGCAACTCCATACGCGGATATTACGGAAGTGAATCAATAAATGCCGATGAATATCTTAAAAGATTTATTGATATTGAATATGCTTTACCTGATCCTGATGTAGAGAAGTTCTGTAGCTATTTATATGACTACTATGGCTTCGAAGCATATGAAAGGCCAAGAGGTACTAGAGAAATAGAACAATCTTTTTTGGCTATAGCCAATATTCTCTTTATGCATAAGAATCTATCACTAAGACAAATAGAAAAAATATTTGCTCATATTCGTTTATCTTTGAATATGTATAGACATGACCAAGTCATATATGCTGATTTAATATGTCTATTAACATACCTTCGTATTTGTGAATCCGATTGTTATGCAAAAATAATCCACGAAAGTTATACTATACAAGAACTTACAGATCAATTAGAGAGTATAATTCCAAAACAAATTTTACAGATTAAAGAAAAGTATAGATCTTCTCCTAGTAGACAATTTCATTTCACCATAGCCTTACTATTAAGATGTTATACTTTTAAGTATGAAAATTCCGATGAGAACGATAAACTCTTAACTAGAGATCCTTCTCAACCAAATCTAGTAATCAATTTTAATGTAAAGACGATCAACAAAGAACTTTTGTCTTCAGCTTTAGAATGGACATCTCAACGTAATATAGCAGTACCTTTACATTATTTTACTCAAAGAATTAATCTACTGGAAAATTTTGCGATCTATAATATAGAATAATCACGTTCTTAATTAATATAATTTTCTCAGTCTATATTAAATCTACAAACAAAAGCAGAGCAAAAAAACTCTACTTTTGTTTGTAGATTCCCAAAAAGAATGTACTTTAGCAACTGCCAGAACAAACTAACTCGCGAATTCCTTATGTCGTGCACCCGTAAAATCGGGTGGCTGGGTGGTTCCAGTTGGCACGCGACATAAGGAATTCGTCTATTTATAATATGATATATATAATATTAATCATATCTGTAATTGCTATATTTTTGATTATTGGGTATAAATCTTCATCAAAAAGTACCCCTATCGGAAATAAAAATGATAACACATTAGTAACTATAGATAATGTTTCTTTCTCTAAATGGAAAGAGAAACATGAGGCACAAATAAAGGAAGAAGAAGACCGTCTAAATAACGACTATTACAATAAATATAGATATATTGAATTTGATATAGCAGGAATACATTACCGTACTGCTTTAGCGAAAGAGACTATTTTATCATTAGATATATTATCAGACATCCATTTTATCAAAGAGCCCAATAATCCTTATGACAAATTTGCTATTAAAATAGTACATGATAGAAAAAGGATTGGATATGTACCAGCACATGAATCATCTAAAGTCACACAACTTATTGATAACGAGCAGATCTATAAAATCCAAGTAATTGATTCCGGTAAAGATATTACCTCTGAATATTCAGATGCCATATTCATTACTATTAGAGTCTATTATACACCTACTGATGAAGAAATCAGGATTGAAAAAGAAATAAGAAATAAAGAAATAGAAGAAATTAATCCCCCAAAGCTATTGATGCCTATAGAATATCCTAAATGGATGAACGAGTTAATAGAAGAACTAAAAAAGATATCTGTTGAATCAGAAGAAAAAAAATGGGTGTTAAAAAAGCTACGAGATAACATTCGTAACTCATTAAAATCTTATGAGAAAGCTATTCGAGAAGATAAAGAAATTATCGCCAACAATGCAGAGAAACGATTACAACAATATCGTGAAGAATTACATGAACTTCTTAAATAAAAGCGTTTTCTTTTGGCATTATCGAATATTATCCTCATATTTGTAGTGCCAAATCAAATGATAGATAATCTATCCCGATGAGCAACGGTTAGATGCTCAATACGAAATTGGGCTTTTTTTATGTCCATCAGTTTGCTTCCGATATTAATATTGTTGGCAAATTCATATACGAAATAGTAGAAGTTTATTTATAAAAGAATACGGCTGTCTTTCTTCTCGTTGTATTACAGCTCTTCGGGGTTATACTACATTTGGTTTGGCGACTACGGGAAATTGGCAGCCGTTCGTGTACCATCCAGGTACACGAGAACTTGCCAATAACAGCCAAACCAAATGTAGTATATGAAACAATTAACCCAGGGCACGAACTACGTGCCCTCATTCCGCACAGGAACAGATGTAAACACGCTCCAACAGCGTTACTTCCGTGAACTGAAAAAAGACTGCGCTATCAACTCCGCATCAGACGCCTATTACGTCTCTGCTATCGCCTGTTTTTGTTTGACCTTCATCTTTCCACCAGCCGTGATCGGAGCAATCATCTGTGTCTATCGAGCAAAGAAGTGTCAGAAAGGAGGTCGAAAATGATGTTCTTCATCCACCATGTACAGACTTACAAGAATGTAAACCGCAAGGGGCAGGAAATGTGTGAGTTCGCCCAGGCATACGACCGAATTTTAGTACAAAATGAATGTGCTATGGATTCTCTAAAATGCGAATTTGAAGAAGTTGTCAAGGAACTGAATGACAAATATCCCCATCAAAAAGTTCTCAAGTTTAATGGGCATAATGGAGACTCTTCCGGCGGACAATGGAGTATAAAGTTAGGTGATGATGACAGCAGTCCTGTATGTCATATCTCATACAGTAAAGTACGCGGTCATTATTCTTTTGGAGAAGGATCTCACCTACTGGAGCAGAAAGGAGACCAGCCATGATACCAACAGAAATCAATGGCATCATCCTCACCGATGATTGTATCTCATCAATCAAAACTATCCAAGAAGGAGAACACTCTTGGATGGAAGCAACACTGGAAAAAGCAATTGACTTAGCTCTTGACATTGATTCTCCGGACATCGATTCTGTCAATCGACTAACACTCATATCTGAAATCAGAATAATTAAAAAGCATATCCAAGCAATAAGTAATATTCAACCTCTAAAAAAATAACATTATGAATAGACATGAAGCTTTACAATTAATAAACAAGTTACTAGATCCGGAAGCAGCAATAGACGAAAAACAACGTGCAGCCGCACAACTTTCTGAATTAATTCGTATCTTGCTTCCCGAATCAGACGAAGAACAAAAATGATATTAACGATAGTAAGCATATCCGGAATAGTACTACTGTGCCTGGCCTTTTTTAAAGCCTCGCACTCTTTTCTAGCAAAAGCATTCTGGATTATATTAATGTTTCTTTTGCTAGGACTACTCCTACTCTTTTAGTCTCCGGTTTTGTCCTTTATAGCCCGCCCGCTGCGGGCTATTTTTGTCTCCATAACCTAAATATCATGCAGTTATGGAGTATGACCATTTCGCTTATGGCGAAGCACTGGCTTCGTCACTCAAAGACATCTCACACAGCCCACAGAAGAAAAGATTCTTCACAGCTTTCGGACTGGAGGACCTGACGGATCTTAACGACAGCCTGTCTTCTGTTGACGGAAACATTCTAATTGCTGTTGATGGTTGCGAATCCGACTCCGAAGACAATGGAGCGGACGCACTCAACGACAAACAAGTCTACTCATTCATCGTCGCCCAAAGTACGGTCTCCGGAAATCCGAACTCTATCAATCAGGCTGCAAAACAATGTAAATGTATATGCAAGCAGATTCGCAACAAACTGCTGAAGGAAGTCGAATATGTAGACCGAAATACACAGATTAATGGCATTGGACCTATCGGTGACAATTTCTATGGCACCGTATTGACTTTCTTTCTGAATGTTCCGGAAGACTATATCATTGACGAAAACTTCTTTCTATAATGGGACTTTATAAACGATTATCAGAAAACAGGAATGAAGTCAGACGGTACAATGCAGCCAGACGAAAAGCCGAGAAGTTCTCCTCATCGCCTTCTTCACGCCTCATTCAAATGGAGACGATTTCAGAAATAGAACGGTTCAACCTGGCTAAAGATGCAGATCGGTCAACTGCGTTTAATAAAGAAATAGAGCAATGGCAAGATTCCGTTTCCAAACAACTCAAAGCCTCTATTGCATCACGTAGTCTACGGATAGCTCGCGAGTTACAGCCCAAAGCATATACAGACAGCTACGGGCTTATCAATCGTCTAGGTTTCTCTTTTCCCAGACATGGTGTCTACATCCACAAGGGAGCCGGGCGTGGGCAAGGCGGTTTCTCCGGTAGCAAATGGAGTTATCTAAAACGAATCAATGGAATTGAAATAAATACAAGCATCATCCGCCATACAAATCCCGCCTCACTTGGTAAGCAGAATGAAGGGAACCGGCTCGCATATCATTGGTTCGATCCTGTTATAAAGAACCGGCTTCCGGAACTTGCTGATATCTGTATGCGCTATTTCGATACCATGATTATCGACGCGAGCAAAATATACATAGAAAAATAAAAACAGACCTTATGAACGACCTGAACCGTAGTATAAAAATATTCATCGACGGCACCGAAGTTTCTGCCGGAGTTAAGAAGATAGAAGATGCTATCACGCAATTAGAAAACAAAATATCTTCTCTCGATAAATCAGAATCCGGATATAGCAAGAAATCCAAGACCCTGCAAAAAGAACTGGAAAACAAGCACAAGACCCTAAATACTTACAAGCAAAAAGTCTCGGAGACTGACCGTGTCTTGAAGAATCTCTCCGGAGCAACCTATGACGAATTACTTGCTGTCAGTCAAAACGTCCGTAAAGAACTTCGTGCGGCCGTACCCGATACCGCACAATACAATGCAGCTCTGGAACAAAACAGACGGGTGACCGAAGCCGTATCCAGAGCACAAAAAAATATGCGCGTAGAAGTTGGATGTCAAGCCAGCCCGATAGGGAAAGCAGTGGAAATGTTCAATAAATACGCGGCTGTTGTCACCACCGTCATAGCGGCCGTAACCGGATTAACTCTGAAACTGAATCAACTTCGGGAGAAACGCAACGAACGCGAAGACGCTAAAGCCGATGTAGAAGCATTAACCGGCTTGTCGAAAGACAGCATCGACTGGCTGGAGCAACAAGCAGTCCGCCTCTCTACTCAAATGACAGATTCCGGAATCCGCATCAGGCAATCAGCAACAGAAATCCTTGACGCTTACAAGCTCGTCGGTTCTGCCAAACCGGAGTTATTATCGAACAAGGAAGCATTAGCGGAAGTAACCGAACAAACTCTTATTCTGGCTTCCGCCTCCGGAATGTCATTAAAAGATGCTGTTGACGCCGTTACTCTCTCACTCAATCAATATGGAGACGGTGCTGATCAGGCAGCCCGCTACGCTAATGTCATGGCCGCCGGTTCTAAATACGGTGCTGCCGCCGTTGAATCGGTAACTACCGCAGTCACCAAGTCAGGTGTCGCCGCTTCATCCGCCAACATCCCTATCGAGCAGTTAGTAGGCACTATCGAAACTTTAGCAGAAAAGGGTATCAAAGATGAAATTGCCGGTACCGGCTTAAAGAAATTCTTCCTGACCTTACAGACCGGAGCTGACGAGACCAATCCCCAAATAGTAGGTTTGGAAACCGCACTGGATAACTTGCAGAAAAAGCAACTATCAGCAGCCCAAATCAAAAAAATGTTTGGTGAAGAAGGATATAACGTTGCCTCTGTCCTGATCAACGAGACTGAAAAAGTGAAATACTATACTAAGGCTGTCACCGGTACCAGTGTCGCAATGGAACAAGCAGCCACCAAATCCGATACAGCGGCTGCCAAACTCGCTCAAGCCAAAAACAAAATGAATGAAATGGGAATGGAGCTAATGGAAAAGCTCAATCCTTCAATCATAAGCGTGGTAAACGGCACTGTAAACTGGAGCCGAAAGATTATTGACCTGATCGGATTCATGGTCAAACACTCAAGTACCATTATTACCCTGACTACTGCCATTACAACTTATTATCTTGCAGTAAAAGCAACCGATTTTTATGAGACAAAACTTAGAAATGCCAAACTACTCAACATTGCTACGGACAAAATAGCAGAAACCTGGAGTAAAATTCGTTTAGCTTCTACACTAGCTCTGTCTGCCGCTAAATTTGCATTATCCGGAAACATTAAAATGGCCACAACTGCAATGAGAGCCTTCAATACTGCAACCAAAGGTAATCTAATCGCACTAGTGGCTTCTGCCGTAATCGCAGCAGCTATGGCTTTCTACAAATTCTTTACACGAACATCAGAAGCGGAAGATGCTCTCAATTCTTTTCTTAAAGCATCTAATAAAGAACGAGACGAATTACGCAAGTTGACGGATGCTGCCGGGAAAGCCGGTGACGGCACTCAACGACGCAAGGAGTTGATAGAAGAAATAAATTCTAAATATGGTCAATATCTGACAAACCTGTTAGATGAGAATTCATCTCTAAAAGACATCAAGAAGGCCTATAATGAAATTAATACGGCAATGGAACAAAACATTGCAAAAAAAATACTGAACGAAAGATCCGAAAAAATATCCAGAGATAATATGGATAAAAAAATAGACCAGATGAAGGATGTAAAGGACATCTTGTTGGCAGATCTTCCCGCTTCTCAGGTTAACAAGATTAGCCAAGGTATAGATATAACCACAAAAAAACTCATTGAGCAAGGAGAGACAGCCGAATCTATTGCTAAATCTTTATACAATACTATACGTAGAGTATATTACGATAACGGACACCTTTCCACAAATTTAATAGGCGATATAGAAGATTATGCCAAAACAATAAAGAAAGAATATAAAGACATAAAAAAGATACAAGATGAATTTTCTCCCTATCTACCTTCAGAAAGAAGTAACCAACAGTCACAAAGTAATCAATTAGCGGAAGTGGTGGTTACAGCTAATAAACCAGCCTCAAAAAATACTACTACTGATGATGAAAAAAAAAGCCAAGAGAAACTCAAAGAGCAACTTGAAATAGAAAAAAAATTATATACCCAAAAACAAGCCTTCTTAAAAGAGATGTACCTGGAAGGTGGCGATGAAACTCTGCAAACAGAAGAACAACTTCAAAAAGAAATGGAATGCATCCAAATGGAATACCTGGAACGTTCTCTGAAAGCAGCTGGCACCAAATCTAAAGAAGGTATTGATTTTCAAAATCAAATTAATGATCTGAAGCTTAAAATGCAGAAAGAGCACATTCAAGAACAACTCAACGAAGAAAAAGCTCAATATGAACAACAGCAACAGGATTTAAAAATGTTGTATGCTTCCGGAAAAGATGATAACCTGAATTCCGAGGCTGCATACAATGATGCGATGGAACAACTCACTATCATGCATCTCGAACGAATGCTCTCCCTTACCGGTCTGAATGCCGAACAACGAAAGCAAGTAGAGAAACAACTACTTGATTTCAAGGTAAAATGCATGAAGGAAGAACAAGACGCCCACGCCAAAGCCAAAGATGCTGAACAAAAAAAGACTGAAGCCCAGACCCGAAAAGAGCAGCAACAATACCAAGACCGACTTCAAACATACAAGCAATATGGTTCCGAGCTAGGTTCTGCAATGGGCAATCTTATTTCCGGACAGGAAAACGCGATGCAAGGCTTTGCTGATACTATGATTGATATCGTGTTCGATATATTAGGAAAAATAGTTGAAGCAGAAATTGTAAAAGCAACAGCTACAGCAACCGGTGCTGTTGCCAGATCCACAGCGGAAGCCATGGCCATGCCTGACTCGGTAGCCACATTCGGTGCTTCCGGCGCAGCTCGTGCTGCTATCCTCTCCGGATTGATTATGGCAGCACTCGCAACCGCCAAAACAGCCTTAAAAGGATTAGTTGGCGGAAAACATTCATCAGATTCTTCCAGCGATTCAGGCTCCACCCCTACTGATGCCCCCAAGCGTGCAACTGTCAGTGTCTCCCAATGGGCATCCGGCCGGTATGATGTTATCGGGGAAGATGACGGTAAAAGTTACCGGGATATTCCTTATATTGGAAACGCTCCTACCGGAATTGTACGGCGTACCTCTTTAATATCCGAAAATGGTGCAGAGTTAATCATTAATGCTGAAGACCTGGTACGTCTGCAAAAACACGTAAACTATCCACTAGTTTTATCAGCAATTGAAGATGCCCGTACCGGACACATTTCCCAAAGAGCTTCAGGTAACTACTCTATAATAGATAAGAACATTCCCGATAGCCAAGAAAAGACAAACACAGGCTATTCTTCTTCTGAATCTGAAAGACTGATCAAAGAAATTGGAATGTTAATCAACACACTCAAAAATCTTAAAGTATACGTCTCACTACGTGACATACGAAAGGCCCAAGAGCTAGACGAAAAGTCAAAGAAACCGTTCACACGTTCAACTAAATAGCAACTAATATGGCATTAAGAATTTCAAACGCATCCGGTACCTTCGATCTATCGAAAGACTTCAGCACGGAAATAGAAGACAGTTCGCCCATTTATAATGAGCGTGGTTCACAAAGTATTGCAGCAACAATACCGGGCACAAAAAACAACTTTCGTTTGAACGGACACATTCAACGAACGGATATCGACTCTGCACCTGTTGCAGATGAACGTGTCACGGTCGCAGACGGGGTGTATCATCGTATCGGGAAAATGAATATCGTCAATACATCAGAAGAAGGCATTACATTTAATGTAGGATTTGGCGAATCCGAATTGTATAGTATCTGGAATGCTGTGTCTTTGCAGTCCATCAAATTACCCGTTTATCAGCCCGAAGGAGGAGTACCTGAACTTATATCCTACATTTTTGAAAACAGACTTAATGATGATTCTCCATTTTGCCTGTTTCCTGTCGCTTTAACCTGCAACCGAAAAACAGAAAATAATACAGATACCGATTATATTGAAATAATTAATAATATTCAGAACGGCTATCTGTGGAAAGCTCGGACCGAAACCTTTATCATCAATGGTGAACCGGTAGAAGTATCTCTGCCTGAAGGATACGGTATCGTACCATTTATGAAAGTTAGGAATATCCTTGAAGCCATATTTTCGACATACGGATATACGGTTGTTGAAAACCCATTCGCCAGTCATCATCAACTGCAACAGTTAGTCGTACTCAACAACGCGGCAGATTGTTGTGTAAAAGGTGTATTAAAATGTGCCAACCTCATGCCGGATTGCACTATTAATGAATTTATGCAAGCACTGTGGTGTCGCTTTGGGTTGCTTTATTTTGTAGACGGTAACACCCGGACAGTTCGATTGAAATTTATACGGGATATACTCAAGTCAAATCCTTCTTCAGATTGGACCTTATTGAAGGCTTCCACACCAACAACCGATTTCGAAGCGCCCCAACAATTAAAGTTATCGGCTTCCACCAATGTTCGCGGACAGATCCCGGAGTGGACGGCTGCACCGGCATCCGAGTCCCTGGACAAATTCCTAAAACCATATCACTATATTGTATCCACCCAGGCACAAGGATACTTAAGATACGATAAGGCATACGGATTTTACTATAAGACAGATAATGTATCCGGACGTTCAGAATTGGTATCCACGGATTTCTTTCCATGGGACCGTGGCGCAGACATGGCATATAAAGAAATTAGTTCTATTGATGAATTTCTACCTGTCTATCTAGAACGTTTCAAAGGAAACTTATATTCCTACTTATATGTACCCCTATATCTTTTCGGAAAAGTACACCGATACACTACGATTTCAAGCTCGGATATCGAATTGTCTGAAAACGTAGATTATCAAACCCCGCTTGCATTTTGTTTCTCCTTCTTTAATAAAGAGTATTCACTCCCGTATGGCTCACAAATTTGCCTGGACGCCTCCGGAAAGCCTGTTCTGAATAAACCTAACGGACAATCTTGTGACATATCACTTCTTTTTGTAGGCAAAAATGGCTTGTTCAACCATTTTTGGAAAGAATACGATGCAATACTTCGCCATGCCAATCATATAATCACAGCCGATATGCATTTATCAGCCCAACAATGCATGAATCCGGATTTCTCGTCTCCTATTCTATTAGATGGCCAACGAATGCTGCCTGATACTATCCGTTATTCATTACCTAAGACTTCATCCTTCCCGGCAAACGTTAAACTCCGAACGACCAAACTACTCAAGCCATTTAACCTGGAGGAAGAACAAACAGTCCCCGTCACTGAACAGAAGTACCAGTGGGCAACATTTGATAACAAGAATTCAGTTGTCGAAGCAGCCGTAAAAGCCCAGAAGGATGCCTGGAGAGAGGAAGCGAATAGAGAGGGCAATAGTTTGTATGATCTGCAATATCAAAATGTTTCCACTGATGCAGCAGATCTCATTGTCAAGGTACCTCTTTCAGTACCTACCGAAGAAGATTATGATAACAAAAGAGAATATTTCATCAGAAAAGTCAATTACAGCTTCGACCTATATTACCGAATTAAAGTTTTTGTAGGTTCATCTCCTAGCGGTCAGATTATCTATGATATAAGCGAGCCAAAGGGAGGAGTGCATTACGACCTGCAATATGATCTATCTGTACGTGCCGAGTTACTATAAAATGTCCTTTACATTTCACCGTATAACATACAATTTTGCAATATGAATACATCAGAGACCATTACAGCGACTATACAATCGAATGACGTGGAAAAGTTAATCAGCGCTTATCAGCAATATACAGGTAACGCATCTGCTACCTCTGACAACCTTTTTTCTTTTCTCTCTCATCCCACAGCAGAGAGAGAAGAATTTCTGCGAGAGTACTGTTCGTGCATATACATCGTGCAAGAAGAAATCGTTTCACCTAATTATCAAGTAATATGAGTCTGACCGCAAACATATCTCCCGCAAATATGGCATTAACCGGCAATCCTATCAAGTTGTCTATTAATAGTAGTTCTCTGGCCACATATATCATTTCAATCGGAAATCAGGAAATCTTTACCGGCAGTGGGGAAGGAAATTTCTTTATCTTCATCCAAGAGATACTTGCCAATGTGGTACAACCGGCACAGTTATATAATGAGTCAGAGGATATTCTGCTTCAGGCAGAAAACTGCTCCAAGAATATTACTATTAATATATCGAACAACGATGGCAATACGCAAACACTCTCTTTGAAGGTTTTTATAGGAGGGGTCAGCAAACGAATATTACGGCATCTCAATGATGAAAACAAAAATGTATTCATCTGGAAGCTGATGAATCCTGAGGGCAATTTTTTCCAAACAACCAGGACCTCAGGAAAGCTTATCACAATTCGCGAAACGGAGTTGCTCCCTATTCCCTTCATTTACCCCGAAGGAGGAATAATCAAAGTCGTTGCCAACAACATAGAAACAACTTTAATTGGAGTAACCGGTCAACCGGTTGCCCTAAACCTATACCGCCTTCGGAAAAAACTATTCGACACTCATCACATATTTGCATCTGTATTTGAAATCTATGTCGGAGAGATTAAATCTTGTACGATTGTCATTACTCCAGGAACAATCAGCCGAGAAAGATATCTCCTGCAATTCCTCAATTCGTATGGTTCTTACGAATTGATTGAAATTACCGGTACTGGTAGTATTCAGCGTGAAGCAGAGCAAGAAAACACATTCAGTACGTATGATGAAATTATAGACGATTATGTTGAATCATGGGAAAGATTGTCCGGACGTGAATCCATGACTGTCGAATCCGGATACCGTACAAACGATGAACTTATACATTTGATTGACATGCTGTCATCTGATGATATCAAGATCTTAGGGCTAAACGGACGTAACATCAGAGTAAATGTCACTGCCGAGAACCTTACGAGAGCATCACGTGCAACGTCTCCGGAAAGTATAAAACTATCTCTTCGTTTTGCTGATTCAGAACAACGTTATACCAGTTCAATTACCGAGGATGACTTTGGATCGGCACGAATACACACCGAACAGTTCACCCAACAATTCAACTGATATGTCAACACAACAGGAGGTCTTGGACCAAATAATAGACTACATTGATAAAGCTGTTCTTAAGAATAGTGTTTCTAATCGTCATGTCGCATCAGCATTATCCTTTTTGAATGAAAGAGTAAAAGGGATCGATGCTGGAAAATATATCAGGAAGGACCAACCTGATAGCACCGATTTTCTATTATCAGCCAACGGAGGTTTGGTTGTCCGCTCTGATAAAACACTATCAGAATTACAATCTCAAATATCCGATTCGTTATCAGAGTTAGATAAAGACTCTATCACAGAACTTGGAGATGAGGGTTCATTATCTACTGCATTACTCGAATTACCTGTAAACGAGGGAATAACCGGCACTTTAGGCGGATTGGACAATGTATCAGATAGAGCAGATGATATTGACGCCCAAGACGTAGTACTTGTTAAGCAGAAAGGCGGAATTCTATGGGAAACGATCGGAATGGACAAAATGAAGGGTAAAGACGGCGTGATTGTTTATCCAACAATGGGCATCAATGTACGCACAGGACACTTGATTTTAAGTGTACCAACGAATAATTATGAGAATCAATTCAAAGTAACTAATGGACACCTAATATTGCAGCAAAATGGCTAATGATATAGATTTAGGCAAGATATCCATCACTCCCAGAGGAGACTGGAACAATAAGACAGAAGTTGAATATAATGATATTTGGCGTTATAAAAATGCCAAATATTTGGCTTTACAAGATTCAACCGGTGTAGTCCCGGCAGATGACGGGGTATATTGGTACGAACTTTCGTCTCAAGGAAAAAGCGCGTATCAGCAGGCAGTCGACAATGGCTTTCCCGGCAGCGAAGAAGAATGGCTTCAATCGTTGAAACAACCGGCGTTGGATGGCGCAGCGCGGGCAGATGCTGCGGTAGCTAATATGGATAAACGGTTCCCGGATGAAATATCGAAGATTCAGAGCTCTTTATATAACCAGTTAAGTTCGGATTTAAACGACAAGGTCGTCAAACCTCTTGTTATTTCCGGTACCGAACAATTGGCCGGTCAATATAAGATGAATGGAGAAGTAATAGATATCTATGAAAGATCAGTATCTTTATCCAACTTGCCAAAGGCTGCCGGAGAAACGAAAGATTATGTGATTGCGGATGAGCCTCTAGGGTTTGGGACGTATGTTAACGTAGAATCATTCGTTGCTTCAACCGGAAAAGGATTGAATAAGGAGTTTTTCAATTTCAATTATGACATTACACGGTTTTACATTAATTCTCAATTGCA